GTTGAACAAAGTTTTTATCTTATACAATGGTTAAAAAAAATTACCAAAGTGCATAATCTGTTAATATTATGCGTATTACATTTAGGTAAAAAAGATCAAAATTCCATAGGGCATATAGGTTCTTATTTAGATAGAAAAGCTCAATCGGTTTTGAAAATTGAAAAAAATAAAGAAAACAAAACGATTGATCTTTCCGCTACTTTTTTACGCAGTTCTGATGAATTTGAACCTATTTCAATTTACTATTCTGGATCAGGATGGGCACAGGCAAACAGTAATCAAGATAGAACGGGAACTTATATTTTTGGCATGGAAAAGACAAGTTTGATAAACCGTATATTATTTGAGCCACGCAAATATTCTGAAATGTTGTCAGATCTTGTTGAGTTTACGGGCAAGGGTTCCACTACTTGTAAAAAACTTTTAAAAGATTGGATGTTAGATGGATCAATTATAAAGACTGGTGAATTATATAAAAAAAAATAGGAATGGTTTCCCATCCCTACCTTGACAAATGATTCTTCTACGAAAAACCACTTTCCTTTCACAGCAAAAATAGAAAATATCTAACAATATGAAACTTTACACAGCTATTATTTTTTTTAAACCTGACACAGGCATTCAACCACGAAAATATAGGAATGTAAACAACATCAATAATCTGCTTAAATTTGCCCTAAAAAGTGGCGGTTGGTACGTCAACCTTTACGACAAGAAAACAAAGAAATTTGAGCACCGAGAATACGTTACAAGGGCATCATAACAAAGATTAGGACAGCACACAAACTAAAAAGGGGCAAATTGCCCCTTTTTTTATTGCTAAAGGTCAAAGAAAAGTGATTTAAACGAATCTTGGTCAGTTTAGGTCAGTTCTGGTAATGGTCAAAATGGTTCAGGAAACATGGCTAGGACACTTGCCCCCCCTATAGGGGGGCAAGTGTACCTATCAACTGACCTTGTTTCTGACCTAAAACGACCTAAATTTATTTTTTTGAATATTTTTCAGTAATTTTGGGTAATTATTTGAAAATTTTGAAAATGAAAAATTGGCTTTTAATTGGTTTAGCTGGTCTTGCTGGATGGTATTTTTTAGGAAAAACACAACTAGCAAATAGAACAAAATTAATTTTCAAAAAACTTGGGTTTGCTAATAAAAAATTTCAGTTAGTTTTCGGTGTACAAAACCCAACAGGACAAACAGCCAGAATTTCAGCGATAACTGGTGAGGTTTATTTAGGGGATAAATTAATTGCAGATTTTTCAAGTTTTGGTGAGCAAAAAATTGCTGCTAAATCTGAATCTGAATTAAAAATACAGGCATCACCAACGATCGGAATATTACAACTGATCACATCAAAAAATTGGTTAAAGAAAGGATTAGCATATACAATTAAAGGGACTGGTAATTTTGACGGTATTGTTGTACCGTTTGATTATAAAGCAAGTTTAATATAATGCAGAAAAATTTGTTACTTGGTAGATTAAAGCCATTTGGGGGCAACTCTAAAATGTTGGTCAGGGATCAACAAGTACCGGATATAATTTCAGCGATGATGTCCGCACATAAAATGTATGCGAATGAATACGATAAAATTTCTGAAAATTTTTTTACAGGTGATGGTATTCAAACTGCAAAAAATTTATTTCAATTTCTCAAAAAGAATATAAAATATTCAATCGAGTCTGACAAGAATCAAAGAATAATGTCCCCGGCAGCTATATTGTCGTTGTCAAAAAATGATTGCAAAAATTTTGCACTTTTTATCATGGGCAATTTGGACTCATTGAAGCGAAAGGGATTGATCAATAATGAAATTTACTACAGATATACTAGCCATAAATTGCTTGATGAAATACCCCATCATGTTTTTGCAGTTATTCAAGATAAAAATGGAAACGAATTTTTTATAGATCCTGTTTTATCAAAGTTTAATGAAAGGAAAACATATTATCATAAAATAGATAAAAAACCGACTATGCCACTTTATAGTGTTTCAGGAATAGGTGCACCTAAAAAGAAAAAAACAGCAAAAGCAATTGATACAAAAATTCAACCAGTTGCTAAACCGAAAGAAAAAAAGAAAATTGTTTTAAAGATAGCATTGGCACCGGCAAGGGGATCATTTTTGCTTTTGGTAGGTTTAAATTTTATGGGTTTAGCCACTAAATTAAAAAATGCGTTCAATAACAGGGCGGACGAAACACAAAACTGGTGGAAAAATTTAGGAGGCAACCCTAACGAACTTTTGAAAAAAGTAAATCAGGGAGAAAAAAAGAAACGTATTGCTGCTGCTGATGTCGAATTTGCATCAGAAGGTCAAATAGGTGTTGTCGCTACTGGTACTGCTGCTGCTGCTGCCACTGCTGCCCCCATCCTGATTAAATTAGCTGAATTTTTGTCAAAGTTGGGAATTGACGTTAAAGAAGTTAGCGAAGTTGGTAAACGTGTTTTAGCAAAACAGGTTAAAAATGTGGTTGAAAAAAAGTTAGAAGCTGATGCACAGGTAGAACAGGCAAGTCAAGACGAGATTGATCGCATTGTGAACCAGACAGAAAATTTTAATGCTGATGGATCTAAAAAAATGAATTATTTGCCCATTGTTATTGGTGGTGCCGTAATTATTTATTTGATCAGTCGTAAAAAGTAATACACTTTCCTTTCACCTTTAACAATGTATTCAAACTATCCTATAAAAGCTACAAAAAACGCGACAGAAGGGTATATTTTAAATATGATGAAAGGAAGTTGCAAAAATGCAACGGGTGTGAAAACTGGGATTAGGTTAATAAATAGAGAAGTATTGAATGAAAAATTTGTAAAAAAAATTTATTCATACTTAAAAAGAGCAAAAGTTTATGTTGGTGATCAGAATAAGTGTGGATATATAAGTTACCAGTTATGGGGCGGAAATGAAATGCTTGACTGGTGTGAAAAAACATTAAAAAAATAAATTATGACTGCAGCACAAAAAGCAGCTAGGGAAAAGTTTAAAAAGGCGGTTACTGATGCTCAAAAGTTAAGGAAAAATAATCCTAAACTTACACAGGCACAGGCACTAAAACAAGCATTTGCGGCAAACAAAAAAGTTGGAGCCGTTAAAAAGAAAACTGCAACTAAAAAAGAAGTTGCACCAAAAAAGAAGGCAGCACCTAAAAAAGTTGCATCTAAAAGAATTACAGATATTCATAAAGACAGCAAAAGCCATAATGTAAATATTAAAGTTGTAAGTGGTATTAAAAAAATTGGTGCTCTATATGAATTTTTTGATATTAAAGGGTTGACTGATGTTGACAGCTTAAAAAAAGCATATTTTAAACTTGCAAAAGTTTACCATCCAGATGCTGGTGGCACAAAAGAACAATTCCAAAAACTGCAAAAAGAATACGAAGGTCTTTTCAAAACAATAATGTCAGGAAGTAATTTGTCTGCAAATGATATTGCAAATGAAATTGAACTTGACGAAAATTTAAGAAAAGCGGTTGATGCTATTATAGGTATTCCACAACTTAACCTTGAATTAATTGGTAAATGGATATGGGTAAGTGGAAATACTTACCCAATTAGAAACGAGCTTAAAAATGCTGGTTTTATGTTTGCCCCTGTTAAAAAAATGTGGTATTATAAAGGTATTGAAAGTGCCGGTAGGGGTAAATTAACAATTGATGAAATAAGAAAAAAATACGGAACACAGGCAATACAAAAAGAGGGTATGAAAAAAATTCAAGGTATTGGCAATATTAGTACCGTTAAAAAGAAAAAGTTTTTCCTGTCATTGAAAAAAGCATTGAAAGCATTGGATAACAGAAAAGATCAAAAAATTATAATTTCAGGTATTATAAATAAAATACATTAACATTCTTGGGATTGCTCCCACTAAACAAAAAAAAACAAAAAAAATGGCTCGTAGAAAAAAAAGGTCTGCCCCCAGCCGTCGTAGAAAATCACGCAAAATGGGAGCAATTGGTAAAAATTTCTTGATGGATGCACTTGGACTTGTTGGTGGTGCTTATGCTGCCCGTATTTTGACCAGTTCCGGTAAAATTCTGCCAAACTTAGATCCAAAAATTAAGAGTGCTGGTGTTATTGCCGTTGGTGCATTTTTCCCCAAACTTGTAAAGGGATCTTTGGGTAAATCGATTGGTGATGGTATGGTAGCTGCTGGTGGACTTGGTTTGCTTCAATCAAGTGGATTGGTTGGTGCAATGGACGCAGCGATGGAAATTCCTGTTTCGGTAATGGCTGGTGATGATCTTTCCGTTATTGCCGGTTATCAAGAGGACAACCTTTCCGTTATTGCCGGAATGGAAGAAGAATATTCTTATTAATTAAATTTGTAAAAAAATAAAAAAATGGCAACACAACATTCAGCAAGGCTTGTCTTTGACAATGCCAGAAATTTGATCAATAATGCTGGTATTTCAGTTGGTCAAGCGGTTCTATCGCAGTCTTATATTCGTAGTGAGGTAGCTATGTCAACATCTACTACTTCATACTCTATTCCCATCTTGGTGAACTCTACTGGTGCAAATACTAACTTCGCCACAAACCGTCTGTTACAACTTCAGGATGCGTTCGTGGTAGCGAGTATTGGCATCTTCGTAGCTGCCCCGGCTGCATCCACAACCACAGCATTTCCTTTGTTTACTTATCCAAATGCTGTTACTTTTTCTACTGCTGGAGCTGCTACAGCGTTGTATAATTTGTACAATGGTTCAATGAGTGTAACTGTAAATAATAGGCAAATTATGCCAGCTTGGGATCTTTACAGGCATTTGTATGTTCCCCAATTCCAACAAGGTTCATCAAGTTCTGCAACCAACGGCGGTATTGATCAAAATGACGCAACAGAATACGGTTATTATCCTGTTGAGCCTAATATTGTTTTGGTTGGTTCTAAAAACAACGTAATTAATCTTGAGTTGCCCAGTGCAATTTCTACACTACAGGCATCAACTGCCCCTAGAATCGTAGTAATTATGCGTGGAATTTTGGCTCAAAATTCAACAAGTGTCCGCTAATTAGGATAAAATGATGTATTGGAACGGGGGATGCCACAGTAAATCCAGAACCCCTATTTTTTTTAGCTATAAAAAAATTAAAAATGAACAAAGTTCAAAATTACGAGATAATCGAAATTCCTATCCAACAGTCATCCACAGGAACCAAGTTTTATGTGCCTGATCAACCCCAGCTCAGATACGTATCTTTACTTAATTTGGTTTGCTATACTACCGACACAATAACTAACTCTCCTTTGTCCGGTAATCCAATTCTGTCAATTGCCAATTTGAAAAATACTTTTCTGGTCCTTTATTATAACGACAAGGAATCAGTTAGATATATTCCTGTCCTAGAATTAAACAGGGTTGTTTCTAATGCTGCAACTGCTGCATTTAGTTTTGATATCACCCCATTTGCCGGACAACAAATTATTTGGGCAAAGTCTTATATTCAAACACCTACAGCATACAGTTCAATTAGTGGATCGAATTTTAGTGTTTGCTTTGGGGTTTACTATGCCTAAAAATTACACTTTCCTTTCACCTTTAAATTAATGTTATGGCAAGTTACCAACCTGAATTACATACGGCCGAAAGTGTATTGGCATATTATGACAATTTTGATGCTGCTAATTATACCGTTTATGTAGGGCACAAAGTTGATCCCAGAAATGTTCGTTACCCATACACTAAAAATGATAAAAATGAAGGAAGGGAAGATTTAATTGCGGCATTAAATGCAATTCTTCAAAACCCTGAAAATACTAATACATACTGTATTGCTATTTTTACCAACAAGGGTAAAAAAATTGAGGAATTGAATAGTATTTCATTTCAGTTGAATAAAAGACAATCATTGCAATCATTTCAACAAATGGGTGCTTATCAAC